AAAATACTTTTCTAAACTTCCATCCCTTGTAATCGAAGGGGAATTTTCTAGCGCTTAAAGTCCAGTAGCTGAACTCTTCGTTTTCCTTGCAGCATTGTGTTATGGTTCCCCATACCTGTAATTGATCCCCCTTGGTTAATACTATCACTTGTTTTCCTAATCCCATTTATTTTTAATTAATTTGAAGCTATCCTCATGTTCTTGCCTCCATAATTATTTAATTAAGGTTGTGATAATCACGAATATCCTCATAGCTTTCGCATCCTGCTTTTATAGCTTCGGCCACCATAAGTACCGTAATCCCCAATGTGCCTGCAATTACATCTATAGATATTCCAACTACTGGTCCTACCACCATTCCTACCAATCCGGCGACGCCTTTTGCAACATCTTCTAACAATCCAAACATATTTTTTATTTATTAGGTTAATAACAAATATACTAAATCTATTGCTACGATTCCTAGATGAAGACAAATATTTTAAATAAAAAAGCCCATCTGATTAAAGACGGGCAATTCTAACGATCTGGGATTAAATTCTATTTACTGTCATTTTCTTTTCTTTATTGCTGCTTTGGCTATCTTCTGAAACTTAGGCTTCTTTAACGATCTCATGAAAGCACGCTTTTCGCGCCTTGTCATTTTGGGTTTTACTTGTTCTTTTCTTTCTGTGAAAATAAAAGGTTTGTCAATTGCATCTACTGTTCCCATAATTATTCGTGTTTGTTTATAAATTCATGAATCCTATTTACTATCCACATCAAAAGATAACATTCAGGCTCATCGTGCCATTTATCAGGCTCATGACCAATATTAATAAATATGTTATTAACCAAATGTTTTGCTTCATGTGCTATTATTCCGGGCGTTGGATAGCCTTTTTTTAATCTTTGGAATGCAACGTATAAATGATCTTTGTGCCAGAATACGCACCCGTCAAAATCAGCAAACCTAGTATTTGTGTCCAAATCTTTAAAATAACTTTGCGGCTCATTGGCATCTTCATAAATAATACAAGTAAATTTAGTACCGTACAAAGGCGTTTTAAATTTCTTTTTGATCATAAATTAAACGTTTCGCCTGCTAATGATTGTTGAGCGGCTATCTTATCAATCTCTTCACTTGGATTAGTGACCAATGGATTATGTTGTATGGCCGTTTCTTGACTCATTGTAGCCTTGCCGCCCGTTGCGTTGTAAAGCATATCAATCTGCTCTTTTATGTCTTCTGGAATGGCGTATTTAAACTCAATGTCAAAAGTTAGTTCTTCATCTACAATACCCAATCCCGCCTTGGTGACTTTCAATATTCGAGATATAACCGTAGCATAGTCTCCCTGTTTCCATTTGGCCTTGTTTATTGAGTCTTGCAGCATAAGCAGTAGAGCCTTGCCACTTAGCGCTCCTATTCCCTTTACGTTGTCAAATGATAGGTCGGCTGTCTGGGATATGTTGAGGATATATTCCTTCAATAGATCAACCTCCAATTTGATTGAGTCGGTATTTGCGTCACGCTGTACAAACTCTGCATCTGCCTGAATTACTTGGTTGTTTTGGATTGCATAACCTAAAAGCAGGTTTTTACCGTCTTTGGTTATATCGATCAAACTAACATCTTTGCCGTCGTCGTCTTTGACAACCCCTCCCATTAGTTTTAGTATTGGGAACGCAAAATAGTTGTTTGATCCCGCTAATTTAGATAGCATCATTTCGTGCCGGTCGATAAGTTCTTTAACGTCCCACCATTCCGGCCTGTCCTGCTCTAAGAATACAACTGGGATAATGCCAAAGTCATGCGAATCACTGTTGATATATTTTTCATCTACGTATTTATGGATTTCAGTCGGCGTAAATACCCATATATGTTTCTTGTCAACTACTGCAAATTCCCAATAAAACGCTATAAGGTCACCGTAAACGTCGTATTGAGGATAGTAATTACCCTCATTGCGGCCGTGATTCCGCATCTTAACATCGCCTTCGTCATTCTTAGAAAAGATAAAGACTGCCATTGTGGTACTCATTACGCTTTCGGCAAACTTCTTTATTTTGTTTGAGAAACGGTTTGATTTAAGAGTGTCAAGAATGGCTATGCCGTTTTCATTGTCAATGTCATTCGCTGTGATCTTTGGAGCGTCACCAACTAGGAATGAAACAGAACCTTTAACGATCTTTTTCTGCCAGTTGATTATAAGGCGTTCGGCTATAACTTGTTTATCGCCCTGAGTATAGTTTTCCCGTTTACCTACTTGGTTATCCCTTAGCTTGCGCCCTTCGATATCACCTGAATACTCTAGGGCATAATTAGCAATGGACCGTATCTTCTTTGAGCTTTCGCCCATGAAGTCCTTAACAGCTTCAGCATCTTTGAAGTCAAATTCTATTTCTTCCATTACTTCTTACTTTTCTTTTCCTTTGGCTCAGGTTTTTTCTCTTCAATTTCTTCTGCGAAACCTTTATCAATTATATAGTCCGTGCGTTCGTTATCGCGTTCTATAATGGATTTGGCGTGGTGTGTTTCGCCTGTTAGCTTGTCGTCAAATCTCTTTGTGATCTTTATTTTTCTCATGGTTTTTTATTTTATTATCTGATTTATCTGGTCTAGTAATTAATAAGTATAACATAATTCCTACTAAAGAAAAGCTATAGCACATTAGAAATATTACTAAGCAATATAAAGTATTCATTTTTTTTATTTTCAAAGGAATCAATAATCTCTTTAATTTTACGATGGTGATCTTTCAAAATAATCCATTTACGATATGATATATACGCGTATAATACAACCAATGCCATGAATAAAGCTAGTAGATAATATTTTATTTCCATATTATCCAAAATTTAAACCCTTTGGTTTTGTGGGTATGGTTATTATTATTGGCGATTCTAATTCAAACCAGTAGCGCATCATAATACTGTCCCAGTCGTCAGGTGAACGTCCTATTTTTTCCTTTATTTTATCTTTCGGGATTATTGCTATTTTCCCGTCCTTATCAATGTCCTTCTGCTTTATCTGCTCCATTTCTTCCGAAACAATATCGATAACATCCCTAGAATTGCAAATCTCCCCGGCTTCCCGGTTCTCTATTTTTTTTGCCATTTCATAGCTGCATTGGCTCTTTAGGTTTGAATAGTTTTCACCGTTCAATGCTGTGCTATTGTTTACAAATCCCTTGCATTTAAGGAAGTCAACAACGCCGCCACCAATTCCGTCCTCATCCGCTATAACGCGGCTCAATGGTATTGTATAAGCGCGCTGCATGGTCTTAGCTTCACTTACCACCTCGTCCATCAATGATACCGCCATTTCTTTTCTAAAGATACATAAAAAGCCCTCCCATACACGGAAAACCGTTTTATCTTTTCCTTTACGTGCTACATCAACGGTCATATACCGTTTCCCACCTTTTTCAATATGGATAGGATTAAAATAATCTACTATTGCATCTATACTTATAAGCGTGGCCGGATCGTCGTCATATTCAAAGTTACCGTAATATAGCCTTTCTTTACTGTTTTTATCAAGCCTTAGTAATGATTCAATATAAGAAGGCGGCAAATGTGGGTTATCCGTTGGCAAAGCGCGTATAAACTTCCTATAATCCTCTAATGATCCATCTTTAAAAGGTTTGTAAAACTCCTTATAAACCCAATTTTTTGAGGGGTTGCAAGTCCCTAATATTTTAGGTATAATGCCAAACTCACTTAATTTATACCTTATTCTGGATTTGACTATCTGCCATGCCTTATAAACTACCTGATTGCATTCGTCAATAAACGCTCCCGATATTTCCAAAGAACCCAAACTATCAAAGTTAGGATCGGAAGGATAAAGATATAAATCCTTTAATATTATCTGACTGCCATTAGTGAAGTTTATGGAATTTTGTTGGCCATTGAACTTAAATTGATCGGATATTCCAAACTTTGAAGCCAACTCAAAGAACGTGTTTAAAGTTGTCTCTTTTAATGTCTTTAGTTTTGACCTACCCATTAACCAACGGCTGCCGGGATATTTTTGAGCAGATTCTATAAGCCAAAGACAACCTATTGCCGATTTACCGCCTCCTGCCGCACCTCCGTATATAACCTCTTGTGTTTCATTGTCTTTAAGGTAGAAGGTAGCGTGTTTTTGTTTAATCAGTAATTGCATCCTCTTTAGGGTTTTCTCCGATGCCTAGGTTGATTATGTTTGTGACGGATTTACTTTGATCGTTATCCTTTTCATAATGTCCCAGCATTTTTGCGCGGCTATCAATCACGTTCCTACACTCCCTAAAATCTTGTATTGTGTAATTTTTGCTGTAAAGATCATTGTACTGAGCTATCGCAATATCAATTAATTTTTTCTGCTCTTCTGGGGTGTTTGCGTCCTTTATTTTTTGGTGCGCTTCGGCCATATAACGCTCGGACTGCCTTTCTCCAACGTTATGCTTTTCCGACATGTATCGACATATGAAGTCTTTAGTACACCCTTTGATTATCATCTCAAATGTAGTCTGAATTCTTAATTCTATTTCAGAATTTGATCCCTTATTTTCTCCTGCCATTTTACATTGATTGTAGTTCGCTCATCCATTCTTTGTGATGTTCGAATAGTTCTTTATCGTTTAATATCAGATAGTTTTCTATCCTTGGGTTTTTACTCCAATTTGCACTGCCGCTTATTGTAATATAATCTTTTCCATTGGATATTGAAAATGTCTTTGCATGCGAATTTACCTCTTTAAGACTTACGTTGGGTAAATCGATCAAGCTTGAAACAAGTCTGGAATACAATGATGGGTTTGCTGGCTTTAGTGTAGATGAAAATACCATTACCAATTTCTTTAGTTTGCCTTCCTTTATGGATTCTGTTATACGGTTAATATTTGCTATTGATATTGTCCAAGTTGCAAGGTACATTTCATCAACGATTTCCCACTTATCAAGCGCGTAACTAAAAAAAGAACCTGCATCCGTTTCGCCAGATGTCTTGATTGCTAGATATTCTTTACTTTTCGGGAATCCGCCATTTGCTTCCATTAGTTTGTTTGCGTTTTCATCTCGCTTTGAAACCTGTAATTTTTGTTTCATTTCACGGCGAATGGCTTTTGATTTGCCTTTTTCTGATGTTCTTACCATTTCAGATGTATCGAAGTTAAATAAGTCTTTCATGGTTTGATTCCGTTTTTTTGTCTGAATGGTGTCTTTATGAATTCAATTCCTTTGTAAATAAAAGGGAATTTCAGTCGTTTTAGATAATTGTAACTAAATCCATAAACGCTGCATATTTCGGTTATTGATCCCCACGCTTCATATTCGCTGTCTTTTTTTAATATTATTATGTTTTCGTTCATGATATTAAAATTCAGATGCTATATTCATAAAATCCTCTTTTGTTAGATCGCCTTCGTAAGTTTCGCAGTAATCTTCGAATTCATTGTTTCCAGTTGATCCTTCAAATTCTTGATCTTCATCAAAATCAATTCCATCCACCATTCTTACAGACGCTTTTATGCTTCCGTAAACAACAACCTCAAATTCATTCTCTCTGTTTTCCATAGCAAAAAGAGTGTTGTCCATGTCAATCATACCCTCTTCTATCTCAGCTTGAAGGATCACAAATCCGTCTTTTCCTAATTGGTTGTTTATGTCGTTGGCGTGATCTTCTGCAAATATTTCGCAAAGTGTCCAAGAGCAACCTAGATTGTCGGTGTTTATTTCTTCGCCTTCGTTTAATAATATGCTTCTGTAGATTTTCATGGCTTTTTGTTTCCGTTCTTATTGATATGTAAATATACAACAAACAAACCATTAATCTATTGTTTTAGTGTAATTTCTTTATATATTATTATACTTTCTATTATTCGTAATCGCTTGTAATCCTATTTATAAACGTTTCTTGTTTTAGTATTCCATCTTCATTTACGTGAAGTGGCCTATTGGTGTAGCTTATATGGCAGTTGAATTCCATTGCGCTATATTCGTAAACAGATTGAAAACCAAAGTATTTACAAACTTTTTCGGCTTGCGCTTCATAATCGTTTTTCATTTCCTTTGTGAAAAGCCCGACTTCCTTAAATTCACTAAACGGGAAGTTATCTT